CACGGACATCGATGCCAGCAAGCCGTGGCATTTGCTCGACCATGCCGGGCTGCGCGGTGTCCTCGATGCCGATTTCCGCCTCGGCCGAGAACTCGAACTGGTAGTAGAGCCGGGCGGCATCCATGTCCAGCGATTGGCCACCCTCGTATGCCAAACCGTCGTACTCGGGGCCGGGAGGCCATAGCAGCAGGGCCCGCCAGAGTTCGGCGCGGATTTCGTGAATCTCGGCTGCTGCCGCCTGGCCGCGGCGATCACCGCTGTTGTCGAGGATGACAACCACTGCGATGCGATCGGTGATGGTCTGCCGATAGCCGTTGAGACTGGCCTGCTCGCCCGGCTGATCTTGGCCGGGTATCACGAAGGCAGCAGGCAAAGCCAATTTGGCATTTTCCGGCAGCGCCGCAAACTCGGAGGCGCCGGCAACCCTGCCAACAAAGCTCGGGCATGCAGACCGAAGCCGAGCAATGACATTGTTCAAGTTCATTTGACTTCCCCTGGCTTGATTCCCTTCTCCAGCGCTTTCTTAAGCTGCCGGTTGAAACGGCGGCGATGCACCCGCAGGGCGACGGCGATGGCGTTTCCACGTTTCTCCATCGTTCCCCCCTGCTTTGGTCGATTCGCACCGTAGATCAAGAACGCCGGATAGAACGGCCGCTCTAACCCCAGCTTTGTCGAAGGCCCGACCCAGTAGGTCAACCCATCCTTGCTAGCGCGAGCAAGAACACTGCGCGCCAGCCGCCCAGTATCTGAGGCAGGCATTTCTCCCGCCGACGATGCCTGGTGGTACCTGCCCTTCTTTCGATAGAGCCTGCCGCCGCCCGGAGTAGTCAGCAGCGCCTTGGCGTCCCGCTCCGTCCCTTCGGACGCTTCCTTTACGATCCGGCGGATGTAACTGGTATCGAAGTTCCAGGCGAGATGCCCCTTCATCGCCACGACGATAAAGGGCTTCAATTGCTTGCTCATCGCTGCAGCTCCTCGCATTCCATGATCGTCCAGCGTCCACGCTCCTCGAGGTCGCTGACCCTGCGGATACGGAAGCACCGCCCGCCGTGCGTAACCTCATGATCGGCGGTCAGCCCCGGGCGATAGCGGATGACGATTCGGTGTGTGATCTGGCTGTTGATCTGTTGCGAGCCGATCCACGTGGTGCCAGACACGGGGAAGATGCCCGCCCATACATCGAGCGGCGCCAGCTGCTGCGCATCGAGGCCGGTGAAGGCATCGGGCACATCCTGGCGCAGCGAGACCCGTACAAGGTGGCGCAGCTGGCCGGGTTGGTAACCACTCATAGCGTGATCCGGTAGGGGTCAAGCATTTGCTCGACATAGGGGAAGCTGGAGACGATGGTGCCGGTGGTAATGGCTTCCCGGTTTTCGTAGAGGGTGTTGACCATCAGGCCAATCCAGTCGCGCAGCGTTTGCGGAACGCTTTCGGCCGTATCGCCATAACCGCAGCGCAGGGTCAGCTGCCAGTCACCCCATAGGGGCGTATCGAGCTTGAGCAGCGGCCCGTCACCGAGCGTGGCGCGGTATGCCGTGACGGGCTGGCCGTCGACGGTCAGGCCCTCGACCGCCTGCAGCGGCCAGCGCGGCAGGTAGAGGCGGCTCAGGCTGGCATCGCCGACCAGTTGCCAGCGCTGGGTGATCAGCGCGCGCCCCGTCTGCTGCTCGGCCATCTCGCGCGCCGTGCGGATCAGTCGCTCGAGCACCGCATCCTGCTCATCGCCGGTCTCGCGCAGGTAGCTCTTGGCCTCTGCCAGGGTGAGCGGTTCGACCGGCGGGCCGGCGAGCAGCATCATGCGGTAGCGCTCGGTCATGATCAGTCCTCGATTACGTCCGCCGCCGGGGCTTCAGGCTTGGGTGTCGCAGCGGCGATGGCCTTGGGGTTGGTGTCGATCCGGCCAACTTTTTTCAGCTGCTCGGCCAGCTCGGCGTCCAGCTCCGCGACCTGGCCGCACTTGAGGCCGTGGGCGGGCTCATCGAGCAGCACCAGGGCCTTGATGGTTTTCGTTGCCATGTTCGGATTCCTCGAAGTGTGAGATGAAGAGCCGGCCATACGACCGGCTCAGGATCATCAGCCCGCGGCGTTCTGGTAGTACTTCAGCGCACCGCCGGTATCCATCAGGCGCCCACCGGAGCGCATGAAGGCGAGGAAGCCCACCTGCCCCTTCTTGGTGTAGGCCGAGTCGGTCATGCGGAACAGTGCGACCTGCATAACGTCGCGGATCAGGTAGCGGCTGAAGTCGCCGAACAGAATCGACTTGGCGCTGGCGGCCATCACCGGCATGTCCTGGTTGATGGTGTAGCGCTCCCCCGCCAGGGTGGCCGGCTCGGCAACATCGATGCCGGGCAGCCACAGCGGGCGCCCCTGGTTGTCCTTGAGCTTCTTGAGTTCGCGCAGGGTGTTGTCATGGAACATCAGCGAGCAGCTGGCAGAGCGCCGGTAGGCCGGGTCGACGCTATGGATCAGGTCGATCAGGTCTTCCCAGCCAACACTGGCCACTTGGCCCGCAGCGCCGATCTTGCCGGCTGCGGCGCCGATGGTCGCGCCGTGCGGCTGGTTGGCCCCGGAACCGGTGGTGAACATGCGGTTTGTAATGCGGCCCAGGCGCTCTTGCAGGCGCTGGCGGATATGCGCCTCGAGATCGATGGCGCTGTCCTGCAGCAGCTCGAAGGGCACGGCGATGTCCTTGGAGCTGAACTTGTAGACCACATGGCCCATGGTGCCGAAGGTCGGGTCTTCGTTGGTTACCCCACCGTTCTCGCCGACGATTTCACCTTCTTCCGAGGTGGCGTCCGTGGTGGGGAAGTCCATCGCGGCACCCGTCTCGGTGCGGATGACCTGCGCAACGCTGCGCATGCCGCCATATTCCTTCAGCGATTCGAGCAGGGAGGCGCTGAACTCGTTGGGCACCAGGTAGCCACCTTCGCCGCCGGTGGTGGTGGACATGGTGTTGCGCAGAGCCTCACGGCGCTGGGCGACGACTTCGCGCTGCTCCGGGGTGAGGTTCTCGACCCCGCCGGCCAGCCAGGCGCGAAACACGGCCTTGTCACCCTGGTTGCGGTGCTCGGCTTCGTCGTCGCTGATCCCTTCACGCGCGGCGCGGTCGCGCACGCTGTGCTTCTGCTTGGCCTCAATGTCGAGCACCTTCTGCTCGCGGGTGATCTCGCCGTCGAGACGCTCGATCTGGTTGACCAGGCCGTCGTACTTCTGCTGCTGCTCGGCGCCCCACTTGTCGCCCGGGTGGGCGTCCATCAGGGCGCGGGTTTCGGTGGCGAGGGCGGCGCGTTGCTCCCGCTTTTGCTGGATACCAGGCATTGGTGTTTCCTCTTTCAGAAATGAAAAACCCGCCGGATGGCGGGTCTAGTGGCTGCGCGCGGGAGCCCGCTACGCGGCGGTTCGTTCCAGCAGGGACAGGCGCCGCTCGGCAAGGGCGCGGTCGTACTGCGGTTCGGCCGGCTGCTGGTTGAGCAGCGCGACCGGGGCGTTGTTGTAGGCGGCAAGGTTCCAGTGGCTGCTGGCCTTGGCCGGGGCTTCGGTAAGGCGGTCGACGAAACCATGTTGTTTGGCCTCGTCGGCAGTGAACCAGGTTTCGGCTTTCATCCAGTCGCGCAGCTGGGCCTCGTCGCCGCCGGTCTTGCGCTGGTAGTCGGCAACGATGCTGGCGTCGACCTTGCGCAGCAGCGCGGAGGTCTCGTCCAGCTCGTCGGCGTTGCCCATCGCCAGAGTCCAGGCGTTGTGGATCATGAAGAAGCTGCCCTGCGCCATGACCACCTCACTGGCCGCCAGGGCAACGTAGGTGGCGGCGCTGGCCGCCAGCCCGTCGATGTAGGCGGTAACCTTGCCCTTGTGGTTGGCGATGGCGGTGGCCATCGCGCGGCCCTCGAATACGTCGCCGCCCGGGCTGTTGATGCGCAAAGCAACGTCCTTGCCATCGAGGTCGCGCAGCGCCTTGGCGATGGTCTCGGCGCCGATGCCGTACCAGTCGCCGATGGCGTCGTAAAGGTAGATCTCGGGGCTGTCGCTATCCGCGTTGCGGATCTCGAACTGCTTCTTCGCCTTCAGGTTGTCCTGGATCAGGCTCAGGAGTCGGTTGCGGGGCATTGGCATTCTCCGGTCTGTAGAGGGTGTCGCCGCCCTCGACCGGCGGCAGGTTCTTGATACGACGCACTTCGTTGACGGTCATGTAGCCTTGGGCACCAGGCCCGCCGAGCGCCTTGGTGAAGTACTCGGCTTCGGCCTTGCTGTCCCCGGCCAACAGCCCTTCGCGGTTGAACTCGCAGAAGTAGCGCGCGCTGCGCGGCCAGAGCTTGCGGTTGAGTTCCTGCTCGATGGGCTTGAGGTGACGATTGAGCGTCCAACGAACGAAGCCGATGGACATCTGTTCGATACCGCTACCCCAGGCGCTGGTCTTCTCGGTTTCGCCGATCATGTGCGGCGGCACGCCGAAGGCGCGGGCGATGTCGATGACTTGCCACTTGCGCGTCTCCAATAGCTGGGAGTCTTCGGCCGATACGGTCAGTTCCTTGACGTCCATGCCGCCAGTCAGCACGGCGGGCAGGTGGGCGTTGGCCGAACCCTGGTGGCGATCGGCCCACATTTCACGCAGCAACCTGACCTCGTCCGTCGTCGGCTTGCCAGGGTGGCGCAGCGCGAAGTCGGGCCGGGCGCCGTTGGCGAAGAATCGCGCGGCAAACTCTTCCGCGGCCAGTGAGACGCCGACGCCTTGCTTGGCGGCTTGGGAAATGACCGAGGGGCTTTTGACCCCGTCGAAACCCAGGCTGTGAAAGTGCAGCACGTCGTCCTGGTCGAGGCCGACGTACTCACCGTCCAGCTCGACGAAGTAACGCAGGCGCCCAGCCTGTTTTTCGATGATCGTCTGCCCGCGCGGCAGCGGGATCAGCCCGACCGGGGCGCCGGCACCATTGCGCTCGATCATCGCCAGCCCATCGCCGCGCAGCAGCTTGCAGCTGATGACGTACTCCCAGAACGCATAGGCGCTGAAGGTGGGCGTGGGCTGTTCGTTGAGCAACCACCAGTAGGGATGGTCGATCTTCTCCCGCCCCTCGCCCGAGCGCTGGTAGATGGGCAGCGGCAGGGAGGCGATGGCACCGGCAATCAGCGAAACGCAGGCGTAGACCGCCGAACTGCGCATGGCGGTCTGTGCATTCACTGTCGGCCCGGCGTAGCTTGGGGCCACATTGAACAGGTCCATCAGCGATTCGGCGCTGACGGCGTTGCTGACCTGCCGGCCCTGATGCTCGAGCTGCTGCTCCAAAGCAGCCATGCGCGCGGTCTGGGCCTCGAGCTGCGCCTGCAGTTCGCGGCTTTTCTTTCCGAACATTCACGCGCTCCTACAACAGGATGATGCCGGCCTCGGCCGGCGCTTCTTCGCTGGCAGCCAGGCTCGCGCCGGTGGCCATGATGGCGGCAACGATGCCGTCCACCCGGCCGGTGGCCTTGTCCTTCGCTACCTTGCGGTTGCCAGCCGGATCGCTGGCGGTGATGGCATTGGCCGCACACCAGGTCATGACCGGGCTGGCGTTGTGCCTGAGTTCGTCGTTGAGCAGGCGCCGCTCGAATTCGTCGAGCGCCGGGCTCATGTCCTTGAAGCCCTGCCCGAACGGGATTAGCGGCGGCAGGCTGATGCCTTCGGTTTCGATCTGCTGCTTGAGGTCTTCGATCCGCCAGCGGTCGTAGGCGATATGCTGCAGGTCGTACCAGTCGGCAATCTCGGTCAAACGGTGCAGCACGTGCAGCTTGTTGATGGCCTTGCCGGGCGTCGTTTCGAGCCAGCCGGCATCCCGCCACGCGAGGTAGGGGACGCGGTCCTTCTCAGCCTTATCGGACAGCCCCTCTTCGGGCAGCCAGAAGTGGGGCACCATGCGCCAATGCGGGTCGGCATGGGTGGGCTCGAACACCAGCACCAGGGCTGTGAGGTCCTGGGTACTGGAGAGGTCCAGGCCCGCCCAGCACCGCCGACCGCGCATACTTTGCGGGTCGATGAGCTGCTCCGCGGCGGTCCAGATTTCACGGCCGATCCACGGGCTGGCCGACTCTACCCACTGGCAGAAGTTGAGCCGGCGCACGGTAGCCTGCTTGCTGGGCATGCCGCGCGCTTCGGTCACCTGCTCACGCAGGTACTTGAGGCCGGGGATGCCGTGCGCCAGGCTGGGGTTGGCCTTGTACCAGCAGGCCTCATCGCGAAACGGGTCGTCCCCCTCATCGAGGGCGCAGACGTAGGCGAAGAAGCTGTCATCGTAAAACGCGCCGCCGGGCATGGTCCCTGCCGCGCCTGACGCGCAGACCTTGGCGCCGTAGTCGTGGTACTCCCAGCAGATGCTGTTCTTGTCGACGCCCGAGTTGGTGATCATGAAGATCAGCGCTTGCCGGCGGCTCTTGGTGCCGGCGCGCATCATGTCTACGACCATGCGCGACTTATGCTCGTGGATCTCGTCCAGCAGCGCGATATGCGGGCGCGGCCCCGATTGGCCATCGTCCGCCGCGATCGGGCGGAAGAAGCTGCCGCTGGCCATGTGCGCAAGGTTCCATTCGCGGCCAGGCGCGCCGGATTTCTCTAGCCGCTGGTTGAGCAGTGGCGACTGGTCAACCATGGCGATGGCGTCGCGGAAGAGGATCATGGCCTGATCCTTCTTCGTAGCGGCGGCGTACACCTCGGCGCGCGGCTCGTTGTCGCTGGTCAGCCCTTTCAACCCTACGCCCGCGGCGAGCGGTGATTTCCCTGAGCCCTTGGCTGTCTCGATGTACGCCGTGCGGAAGCGGCGGTATCCATCGGTGCCCTTCCAGCCGAACAGGCTGCCAACCACGAAGGCCTGCCAGGGCAGCACCTCAAAGGGCTTGCCTTCGAACTCGCCGCCGTTTAGGCAGAGCACATCTTCGAAGTAGCCGATGGCGTGCTGGGCCGCAGCTTTGTCCCACACGAGCCCGCGCTGCTTGGCGGTCTTGATGTCGTGCAGGTGGCGAGCACAGGCGTCGCGCACGTGCGGCCCGGCGACCAGCTTGCCAGTTACGACTTTGCGGGCGTAGTCCGTCGCGCGGTCAGAAGTACTTCTTGGCGATTTCTTGCTGCTCATTCGGGAATAGCTCGGCCTGAGGCGCCATCGCGGCACGCAGCGCCCGGCGCGCCAACGGGCTGAAGCCGAACTTCGCGCCGGCCGAGTCGGCGCGGCGCTCGGCGTCGTTGCGCAATTTGCGCCAGATGGAGAGATCCTTCGCCCCGGTGCGGTAGGTCTGCACGTCGCCCTTGTCTTCGAGCGAGGCGTTGAGCCTTTGGATGCGCAGCGTCCAGCGGCGGTAGTCGCTCACCGCTTCGCAGTATTGGGCCAGCGCTTGGCGGTCGAGTCGCGAGATCAGCCCGAGCTTGATCAGGTCGGGCGTCACGCGCTCCCACTCGGCGCACGCCTCCTCGTCGAGCCAGTCCGGCGCTTCCGGCGCCTCGACGGGCAGCAGCGGGTTGTGCACTTCGTCGAGCAGCGCCGCCGCGTTCTTCTTGCTGCGGTTGCCCGTCAGCAGGTGGACGACGGCAGGCTTGGCATGTCGCCCGGAATTGCCGTTTCCAGCCATATAAACACCTCAGATTTCACGCAGCCGCGCGCAATACAAATAAAGGGGTGGGGGCCATTTTTCCCGGTGTCATACACGGAGTTTCGGAGGTGGTCCCAGCCAACCCAGTAAATAGGCTTTCACCCTCCCCCCTGGGTCATCGGTTCCAATGGTGGCCAGGATCGATCGGCAGGCCCGCCGCGTTGCATCCAGGCAGCACGCCAGTCCGTTCCAGCCTCTGCTTCGCCGAGTCGTGGCAGAGCTTGCACAAGCTCTGCAGGTTGTCCCGCGCGAAGAACAACGCCTCATCGCCCTTGTGCGGCACCTTGTGGTCCACCACCTGAGCCTGCCGCCGTCGTCCTATCGCCGCGCAGTACTGGCACCACGGCTGCGAGGCCAGGTGCTCCAGTCGCAGGCGTTTCCACGCGGCGCGCTTATACAGATGGCGCCAAGCCTTGCTTTCCTCGGATCGCTGCGTCATCTCACCGATCCGCGCCGGCACTGACTCCCGCCTTCTTGGCCAGGTAGCGCGCATAGATGCCACCGGCGATGTCAGCGCCGATCAGGCCCACGGCGATGCCCATCGCGCCGGCCAGCAGATAGTCCTGCTTGAGCCAGTAGACGAACATCAGCATCGACACACCGAACAGCGCCGAGCTGCCGAAGCGCAGCAGCACCCGCTTGACCAGCACCCCGACAGCCACACCAGCAGCCTCGGCGCGCCACATCTCGCCGGTCAGCCCAGCAAGCGCGACAAGGATCAGCATCCACGCCGGCAGGTCTGCCAGCGACTGCTGCATCTGCTGTTCGGTCGACATGCACCGCACTCCTGAACTGCGAATAAAAAAGCCCGCATGGCGACGGGCAAGGGCGATGGCGGCGCCATCAGCCAGAAAAGACAAAGCCCCGCACGATGGCGGGGCTTTGAGAGGTGACCGGCAGGGGAACCGGCCTTTGCCTGACACAGCAAGTTAGGCTCGTTTCGGTCATCGCCTTGGCGCTGCTCTGACCTGTTATGCGCTTTGTACCCCCCGACTGCGGCGGCGTAAACCGTGATTTAACGCCATTCGGAGTTGTGCCGGCGTTTTACCGGATAGATGCCGACGATATGACAAACCGGCGCAGCAGCCATTTACGCCACGTAACGCCCACCGTGCACGCGCTGCATCCGGCGGCGGTATTCCAGCTCTGCCCTCACCCGCTCGTGCAGCTGCTGCACCCTGTCGTGATAGGTCCGCTCCGAACAGATCTTCACCCGCCGCATCTGCTGCCTAACGGTCGGGATCGGGTCCGGCAGGTAGCGCACCATGGCCAGCTTCACCAGCTGCGTCTCCAGGCAGAACGGCGGGCGCCCGGTGCGGCCTGCCAGCTTCCACGCCTTCGCCAGCTTGCGGTCCTGTGCCAGCCCGGCCTGCTTGAGCGTTCCGATGGCCGCATCCACCTCCTCGGCAGCGTGATCCACCGCACCCGCCAGCCCCATCGAGCCGCGACCAGAAGTGGGGATCATCCCGCCGTACTGCATCGCCACCGCCAGCGGCGACGAGCCAGCCGCGCCAGGCGAACCCAGCCCGCCACGGCACCGCTCTCCCCAGTGCTGCAACAACGCCTCGACTGCCTCAATCACGGCCCACCTCCCCTGCAGAACCAACCCGACACACAAACGCCCAACCCAACACAAACCCGACACACTCAAAACCCTTAAAAATCAATGCTTTCAAAGCATCTGTGTCGGGTGTGTTGGGTTTGTTGGGTTTTTCAGCCCTCGCATA